GCGCAAGAAGTAGTAATTAGGGCGCAAAATAAAATAGCAGTTAAATTGCGCAAAAAAGATTGTGTGTTTTTCATATCAGTCGTTGTCTCCATTAAAACAGCAAAGATTCATTATAAATATGATACATTGTTCTTAAAGAAAATTCAAATACGCATAAATATTTGGTACCGTTCGAATTATGTAGGTAACAAATAAAAAGGAAAGTTCTACAATGTTAGTTACCACACTGACAGGAGGACTTTCCGTGGATATTTTAACATTAAAAACAGAAACTTTTGATAATTTTGTTTTAGAAGCCAAAAATTTAACAAAAGAAGTTATACAAAAGCAACTTGAAAAACGCGATAAAGAAATTTATATAAGAATCGACCATGAACGATTTGTTTTAATACGGCTTGATGAAAGAACAATATTATCATCATACGGAATACTTAAATTCAAAAGACGATATTATTATGATTCTTTTACGAAAGAATATTGTTATCTATTAGATAATATGATGCAAATTCCTAAGTCAAAACGCATGACTAATGAACTAATTTTAAAGATGTTAGATCTAGCTTCAATGATGTCTTATAAAGAAACTGGAGAACATTTATCAGATGAATCTTTGCTGTTTTAATGGAGACAACGACTGATATGAAAAACACACAATCTTTTTTGCGCAATTTAACTGCTATTTTATTTTGCGCCCTAATTACTACTTCTTGCGCTGGACCTTGGGATTCAACGAATAGCGATTCAATTACATACTACACTGTCACATGGAAAAACTATGATGGAAGTGTTTTGAAAATTGATACAGATGTTGAAATTGGAACGATGCCCTCTTATGATGGCTAACAAGGGCAAAAAAACTTTTACTTTTTCCATATGATTTCCTATCTCATTTATGCAAATCTTACAGGGATTTCAAATTGAATTGCTTCATTTGAAAGCGAATAAAAATGTTGGCTATGTTAAGTAAATAATCGGCAAATACCCAAGTTTTGATTCATTTTTCTCAGACTTTATGATTACATTATATAATAATCGCAAATTAAGTAAATACTCGTTCTTCATGTAAATAAAAACGATTGTTATACCAATTTTGTCTTGATGAGGTTTATCGTTGATTCAATCTGGGTAGTCACGAAGTCATTGATGCTTCCATAGTTGGTTTCGATAAATGACTTGGTTTCTTGGTTCAGTTCCTTCAACACTTCTTCTTTAGCAAGGGATAGAGCAATTAGTTGTGCCTCTTGATCAAACTTGCCGCTCTTCTTGAGTGAATCGACATAAGTTTGGGTAACGCTTCGCACGGCTCGCTCGACGATAGTTGATATACCAGTTAATAGATTTCTAGTCTTTTCGTCTTTAATCTTTTGATTGATAAGTTGAATGAGCTTAGTGCCGCCCAAGGTAATAAGGGGCAAAACTACTGAGGTGACGACAACGCTGATAATTGAGATGATGATTTCGTTCATATTGATTAGATTCCTTTTCTAGCATATTTGGCTTTGCTTAAGTTTTTGACATCCCGTTCCAAAACGGCCACGCGGGTGGTCGTATCGGTATTGATCACCTCTAACTTATCAAGTCGCTTTTCGATTCGTTCGGTACTCGATTTGATATAAGAGATGTCGGAAATGATGATCCCTTCGTTTTTCCCGGAGAGTTTATCTTCTTTCTTGTTCGCACGTTTGAAAGCTAGATAGGCAAATAAGATTGTCGATAGTGCGCCGATGACACTAATGACCGTCAAGACTGTTTCTATTTCACTCATGGTTCTTCACCTCCTTTAGATATTGAATGATGTTTTTAAATTCGCTGAGCGAATGCTCATTCTGAAGTTTGTAGTTTTGCTTGTAGACCTGGATTTTTTCGATGGTTCCTGGCGCTAAAGTAAGCGACCATTCGCCCGTCGAGACGAAGCGTAGCACTTGTTCTTCAATCCGATATAGGTGCCACATCGTTTTCGTCTGACGGTCTTCATTTAGATAGGTTTCAAAGTAGTCGATGACCTTTCCAAGATATGTTTTGAAAATTGTGGCAAAGTCCCTGGTTTGATAGCTTTCATAAATGCTTACGAAATCTTCCTTTATATAAAGTGGCGTGTTACCGATTACTTCATCAGGAAAGATGAGAAAAAGATTTGCCAAGCTAGCGTCAAACTCCATCTTTTTAATCCAGAGATCCTTGCTAAAAATAAAGTATTCATGCTTCGTTTCATAATCGACGATGTGATCCATGCCGCTATACCCGTCAAGGACGACACCAATATCTTCATCGGAGTTTTCGTTATCCACGCCATAGGCTTTTGAACCCATGCGATAGATAAGTAAAATCGTGCTTAAAGGGAAATTCTTTCTAATAAATTCCATAATTACCTCCATACCTGAACATCGGCTACTCGATGTCCATAATCCGTCGTTGATGAATAAAGTAAGATTTCACCACCAGAATACTCGACGATAAAGAAATAACTCGTCTGTAGATATAGGTAGGAAATGTTGGTTAGCGATGAACTACTGATGAGTCGTCCCGAAAACGTCAGCGAGACCTGGTTGTGCAGTCGCACGCTGAATAGTGTTTTATTGAGATTCAAAGAGGAAACATCATATCTAGCGATGGTTGCTCCATATGCCGAAAGCGGAGTAAGAAGCATTGAGCCGTAGTTTTGCTCAACGTAAGTTTTAAGACTCGTATCTAAACTCGTAAGCCGTGTACCTAAAGACTTGATTGAGGGAACTGCGAAACTGCTATCGAGGGTAAGCGAAGTCGCCGTCTTTTGGTATCTAGCAAGAGGTAGTTCAAATATCCCGGCTGTGTTATGTAGATTATATTGTGTGAGAATGGGATAGGTTGATGTTCCTTCTTTGGCATAAAGAGTGATGGCATTCGTCGCTAAATCGACTTTCAGAATTAGATATCCGTATTTCACTGAATCGAGGATAATCGCTACCTGACTATTGGATTCAACGAGTATGAGACGTCCATAAACCGCCACTACACCCTTGGCGACTGTCAAAAGATTATTGCCAGCTGTAACTGTGCAATCGTTATAAAGACCTTTGACGACTCCGGCGGCAGTTAGATCGAGCAGATGATAATAAAAATCAGCATCATCTTTAGATGATACTTGACTTCCATCAAATGTTATTTTGCGTATGGCCATATTATTTCCTTCTTTCTATCATTTTCAATTTCTCGGTCAGTTTCATTCGATGTTCTCCGAGGATTATCGAACATTCCTTCAGGGTTCCCTTGAAGGTTATTTGACTAAGAATTGATGGGATTGATTTTGTCTTTGTGATAAATTCGACCTGATCGCCGAGAGCGATGTTCGTAAATGGGATAAATATTTGATTGTCCATCGTGACATCAAAGGTGATGGCATGAAGGAACTTATCTTTTATTAATGCTTGTTTAGCGACCGCTAATGGATCATCGCCGCTTTGATATTCGATATATGAATATTTGACTGGTTTTACGCGTAATAGGTGACTCGCATTTGTACTCACACTTCCATCAGCTAGAAGGTAATAATTTAGTGTCGGTAGACTATCGCCATAGAGGATCGCTTTATTAATGGGGATGTTCCCGTCTTCATTGATTGATAGATTGCGAAGTAAGGCCAAATCATAACGGAGTTTCATTGTCGTTACGGCATCGAGAATCACCATTTTTAGATGGGTGATTTCTCCGTTTACAATGCCCAATCTAGTTTCAACTCTTAAGCCATTTGTCGCATTGAGTTCGCTAATCAATTGAGCGATGGTCTTAACTTCTGTTTTTGTGACGCTGATTGTTCCCTGGGTAATGCTTTCATTTCGCACCTGGAGATAGGTCATATTCTGGGTTGAATCAGGGTTAGTAATGAGATTATTTGTAATCAGCGATTTGATATGTTCGCCTAGATTACCCAAGGGGAAATTGATCGTGAGGTATTCGGTTTCGAGAACGCTGTTGAAATGAGTTGTGTTAATCTTCGTTTTGATTCCTTCAGCACTTACCATCTATGTAATGAAAATACGCAAGTTTTTCGATTTTAAGGAAAGAGTCCATTTTTGTTGAGAATAGGAAAGTTCTCGTTATAGAAAAGAAAAGTGTCCATTTTTACGAGTTCTTGTTGTTCTACGGAAACTGCTTGTTGTTGCTAGTAAGAAAAAT